TTGGAAGTAGCGCTGGAACTGCTCGGCTGGTACCAGGATGTTCTCTACGGCGCCGCCTGCCTGTTCTTTCAGCCTTGCCACCAGCGCTTCAGCACGTGGTGGCGAGCGCTTGAACATCTTGGAGTTCTGGGCCATGTCGCCCAGTTGTTGGACAGCAGCCAGATCCTGCTCGATTTGCCAGTACCGCCGCCCGGAGCTGGCGCCAGCGATCGCGACATCAAGCGGAGAGGTGACTGCGCCCATTGCTGCGTTCAAGAACATTTCGCCCCCAGTGGCTTGCTCACCGACGGCAGCAGCACCCGCCACCGTGCTACCAGCTCCACCGGCGGCCTGGGCAGTACCCTCTACTGCGATGTTGCCTAGCTTTCCGGCCATGCCACGACCAGCGAACGGAATCGGCACCATGCCACCCAAGGCGTTGACCGATGCTTCAGCCAGGGTGCGCTTAAGGCTGTAGGCGTATGCATGGTCTAAATCACCGGTTTTCTTGAGCCCTTCGGCCAGGTTCTCGCCAGCACCGCCAGCGATACCCGCGCCAAAGTTCGCGCCCCCAACCACGATGGCCTTTTCAGCAGCGCGCTGCGCAAAGGCGCTGGCAAGACGGCTGACGGCAAAGCTCTTCACCGGCTGCGCCGCAATCCCGCCTACAACTCCGCCCGCCAAAAGGCTTGGTAACGATTCAGTCAGTGCGCTGCCGATCAGTCCGGGGTTGCGTAATGCGTACCGGGCCGTATCACCTGCCGCGCCACCCACACCAGCACCGCCGGCTCGGGCTTTGTCGAATATCTGCCCTGCAAAAGCAATGCGTTGGTCGCGTGGTAGAGCTAGGAACCCTTGGGCAGCATTGGTGATGTTGCTTTCCGTGCGCCCTGTGTAGTTCGGTTCTTCCCCATTGTTGCGATCCAATGCGCTCTGCGGCGCCAGCGCGTTCACAAAGAAGCCACCGAACGAAGACAGCGCCCTGTCCAGCATGTTGGCGCCGGCCTCGCCGATTATGCCAAGTTGACCAAAACCTCTCTCGAAGGAGTCGCCCTTGCTCGTCGAATGCTGCTGCCCCGACTCCTTGACGAAACTGTCAAATGCGCCTTCGACGTTCGAAAGCCCATCTATATCATCGTGGGCCACGCTGGCGTTGTCCGGGTCAGTCAGGAATTGATTGGTGGTCGGTGCTCGCTCAATCAGAGCGTCGTAGTCCACGGCTGCCAGCTTGGTTTGCCGTTCAACCTGCTTGCGGTTACGGACAACCAAATCAGGTGCGAGACCTGTCAGCTCGGCCAGGCGTTGAATGCTGGCTTGTTCATCCGGGTTGGTATCGGCCACATAACTCAAGGCCGTGCGAGGATTGGGTTTGCTCTGCTGCCGCTGGATAACTGCGTCGTACTTGTTTGCCTCTGCGCCCTGAGGTTCTTCTTTGCCGGCGAGAATTTTGTCGTACTGGCTCATTGGTTGGCCTCATTGAACAGTTTGAGAATCTCGGCATCAGTCACAGTGCGGCCGTGGCGTTTGAGCGCCGCTGTAATCTGCTCGTGCTCATCTGCGGGAATCTGCTTGATGTCCGTGACCCGAACGTTGTCACCAGGCTTTCGCTCAAACGCGCGCTGCTTATCGGTGAAGAAACCGAACACTCCCGACCCTTCAACCGTTCCTTCAATGAAGGCGTGATCGACGATCTGCTGCACCTGCTCGTGGGTGGCTTTTTTGGCCTGCTGTGCTTCAAGGCCACGTATTTGGTCATCCACATAACGGCGTGCTGTTGCCACTTGCTTGGCTACTGCTGATCCAGGCTTAGGGCTGGAAGGCATGCCAGCATTACGCAGGGCGTCGTTAAACAGAGCCGTGCTCGTGGAGATGGAGGCCGTTGCGGCTGGGCCGCCGGTGAGGCGTTTGATTTGTAGGTCGGTGAGGCGTGTGAAGTCCTCGTTGCTCAGCTTGTCGCGCATGTCGAGTAGGTTGACTTCATTGCCACTGGCGATGAGATCCCTGGCGTGGGTATATACCTCAGGATCGGTTTGCTGATTCGGCCGGTAGCCCATGAGCTGCTTTCGGTCTTTCGCCGGCAGCTTCGCCCATACGTCCGCGTCGATGTCTTGCCACCTGTTCCCTTTCAGCAAGAAGTCCCAAGCCTGCCCTTGGTTTTGGACGTGCTCTTGCTTCACCTTATCCTGCTGCCAATTGAACCGGTCGCGAGCATCGGCGATCGCTATGCGCTTCTGTTCTTGAGTCAAGTCGCTGCGAGCGTCAATCGTCTGCGCAATGGGCCCGAACGTAGGTTCCGCATCTCGCCCTGCACTGTTCATGACCTTATGGGTGTAATCCTTCGTTTCCTGGAAAGGAATACGGTCAATGAAGTCGGCTTCACTGATCTCTCCCTTCCGGGGATCGCCGATCTGCTTGACCCATTCCTGGACTTTGCCAGGCCCCGCGTTGTAAGCCGCAACTGCCAATGCTTCCGAGCCATCAAACGACTGGAGCAGCTTGCCGAAATAAGCCTCTCCCAGAGATCGGTTGTAACTCGCGTCTGTTTTGAAGCGCTGCTCATCCCATGGCAGACCTGCGGCTTTGGCAGCTTCTGGGCCGGTGCTGGGCATTACCTGAGCAATGCCAACCGCGCCACGGCTCGACGTGATTGGAGCTCCAGCATCATCAAGCTGACGGCCACCACTTTCGGCTTGAACCATTGCTGAGAAGAGCTGGTTGCTACCACTGGCTACCTGCTGGATTGCTTGCTGACCGGCTGTTACGCCAATGCTCCGATCAAGTAGCGGGTTCAGGGTCTTGATCAGGCTTTCACGGTTTTTGAGTGTCAGTGATGCGTAAGGGCCGTCATCCCAGTTGGCCAGGTCATGCTGAACCTGCTGGAGTTGCTGAGGGTCGTTCTCCGCGTTGTGGATGCGGGCCAGGGCGTTGGCTGAGTACGCAGATTGTTCAAAATTGCGCATCTCCATGTCCCAGCCGTCTATGCCATAAGCACCACGGCCGACGGCCTGCACGCCTTCGGCGCGCGCTCTGTTGAATATCGTCCCCAAATCAGCATCAGGCCTGGCCGCGGCGGTCTCAAGCAGATCGAACCTAGAGCGTAATTCGGTTTTCGCGACTCCCGTACGCGCCTCAGTCACAGATCCTTGGATCTGTTGAAGTTTGCTGGCTTGCATCTTGCGCATGGCAAGACTCAAGTGCTCCTGGTCTACGATATCTAAACCAAAGACTTTGGGGGGTTCTAGCTTGCTCACGAACTGCTGGTAGCTTGATTCACCTTGCTCTGGCTGGACTTCCAGAGTTTTCAGTTTTCCGCTGAGCTCGTTTACACCTGTGTCGAGCTGACTTTCGTAATCCAGCAGAGCATTGCTAACTTTGACCTTGGCAAGCTCGCGGCTTTCTCTGTTTTGCTGATCAAGTTGGGACAACGCCACATTTTGAACAGCGCCTGCTATCTGCTGCGCGCCTCGATTCAGCGTGTTTGGATCTGGAGTGATCACGCGGTTCTGAGTTGCTTCGGGCATTACGCGAACGCCCGGGCCGAGTGGGATTTGTGCCATTAGGAGTTCCTCACCCAAGCTGGATTGGTGTTCAGTTCTTGGGTTTGACCCTGCATATTTCGACCGTTAGCGGATGCCTTCCAGCCGCTGGCAATTTGGGCTCCACTGGAAAGCACGGTGCCGATCGATTGCGTGTTGGCTGCGGTACGCGCCTGGCTCCCGGCCAGCTTGTAGTTGCCTGAATCCACATAGCCACGAGCTTTCTGGTTTTGGCCGTTGAAGATGGTCAGCGCCGCGTCTTCCTCGGCATTGCCGATGATTTCTTCGTTGATGTTCACCGCGGTACCGGCGCCGACTTCAACGCCAGAGGCTGCTAGGGCGGCGTTGGCCTCGCTCGCCTGATTGCGGGCGATCCTGCGAATGCGGTTAGCTTGAACCACCGCGGCGCTGGAGGCAGTGTCCGCATCCAGCTTTGACTGATCGGACTGCGCGTTAGCATTTAGCTGTGCCTGCTTGCCGGATTGTTGAGTCGAGTAAACGGAATATGCCGTCCCAGCAACGGCAGTGGCGGCTGCTACAGCAGCGGTATATCCAGACATGGTTATTCTCCAGTGGTGATGGTCACGTCGCCGCGTTGCTGACGCGACATGAGTGCTGTGGGTTGATCGGTGAATTCAGACTCGGCTTCGTCAACCGTCTTGGCTTGGGTGGCAAAGGTCATGGTCAGATCAGTGTCGGCATGCGCTAGAAACACCTGCTTGCGGCCGGCCTGTCCCGGGACAATGTGGTAGCCCAGCAGCTCAATTGATTCGCCGCCGATGAAGACCGTGACGTGCCCGGAGACAATCAACAGGGTGGGGATCTTGATCAGGGCGCCGGTGATCATCACGCCGGCGGGGATGCGGATGGTTCGGGAGTAGAGCCCCGCATGGAAATGGTGTTGTGTCTGAATGGCTACCTGCTCAATGCCGAGCAGGTACGACTCCAGTCTTTGAACTTTCTCTACTTCGCTGCTGGTCATGGCAGGGAGTAAAGGCGTTGCTATGGTGATGTCGTTCATACGAGCCCCTTCAGGAATACCCTGTTGGTTTCCCGGTACCCGGAACGAGGCAGCACGCTTGCTAGGCGCCCATCAACTGGTGCGCTGACCATCAGGGCCGTAGCCCCAAGCTCACGTGCACGGGCCTCGGCGGCACGCAACAGATTGATGCCGGTTCCGCCACGGCGTGCAGCTGCTGCAACAAAGAACGACTCCATCGCGCAGATGCGTCGTCCTGAATAGTGCGGGAGTCCATACACCAGCAAGGACGCAAGGCCGACCAAGCCAGGTGCGAATGCGCCGACGATATGAAGGACACCAGAGGCTTCCATTGCTCGGTAGGTTTCAAAGCACGGATTCACCTCGCCTAACTCTGAAATGCTCGACTCTTCGCCGTAGGCGGCTAGCAGTTCTGGTAAGGCTCCACACTGCTCAATCTCGGCAATCGTGCAGATCCGAATAGTCGTTTCAATGCCCATGACATGTTTCCTGTGTGTGGACTTATGGATGCAGACGAGTGCTGGTGCTCTCGTTTCCGGCTGTGAGTGGTAAATCACCGCTGTGCTCTGGGCGCATGACCTCAGCGCTAGGCCAGCGATACCGGACTTCTTGCAACGCCTGGGCTTCTGTCATGGGTTCTCCGATCATGCTGCAGAGAACTTTCCCGTCTCGAACCACACGCCAATGGGAGTGGCGAGGCACCGTCGGTGTGTCCCGTATTTCGGTCTGTATTTCCGTATTTGGCTGAGGTTCTTCGGGAGGAGATGTCGCACTCAGCCGCTCAAACATGCCGCCTAGGACTGTCATGGCTGGTTCTCCAGAACAGGTTTGTGTTCCCACCTGTTCACACCTCTCTGTATTAGTGGGAACGCTCGCAGGCCACGGCCTATCTGGCTGTTCCCACCGTTCCCACTGTTCCCACCACTTTTTCCAATTGCTCGATGCAACATGTTGAAAACGAGGGATTGGAATCGAGGGTTCTCAGCACGATCACCACAATGTGTTTCTGTGATTCTGAAAACGGTGGGAACAGTGGGAACCGGGGGAACGAGCCCCGCCGGCAAGGGCTCCAGGCGTTCACACTTGTTCCCACTGCGAAAATTGGTGGGAACAGAGCCGCTACCAGAATTTGGCTGAATGGGGAGGCGAAGATTGGTCATTGGCCGAGTGCCTCACGATCCAGGGCTTCTGAGTCGACTACGTACAGGCCGCTAGTCCCGCCCCCTGGAAGTCGGTATTTCTTGGTATGGCGCTTCTTGTCGGAATCGCGCTTGGCAAGGGCTCCGGCACTCTCGAGAGCCTTGACGATGCGACTCATGCCATATCCATGAGCGGCTTCGACCAGGGCCGACTTGTTGAACAGGTGTAGCCGCTTGGTGCCTGACATTTCCCAATAGCCAGCTCGATTGGATACCTTCGCCTCTGACTGGCCTTCACCAACATCGGAGAATCGGCTGCTGCCGTGTCGATCGATGAAGTCGAGAATGCCGGACAAGATCTGGCGATCCTCCGCGTTGCCGCTGCCTACTCGGTTGAGCCATTCGCGATACAGCAGTTGGCAGTCCGCCAGGGCGCTGCCTTCAGGCCATGGGAGCAGCCTGTATGCGATTGCCATTTCGCAAGCCAGCGCGATTACCGCAAAACGGTCGGCGACTCGCCCTGCCTGTGCGTTGTCTTCAGCGAATGTGGCGCGCACTTTGGCGAAGTCCTCCAGTAACCCTGGACGATCATCACTAGCCAGTAGTCGCTCAACGAAAGCCGGCCCGACATGGCCATGGCTACGAGTGACGGCAACAGTCAGTTGGCGGTGGAAGTCCGCACCCTCAAGTCCGTGCAGTTCGTCAAAGGCGCGATGGGTGCGAGTGCCCGCGTTCACGTCGACCATGCGTAACTCGGCGCCGGCGTGCGCAGCGTTACCTGAGATCGCAGCGTGTTCGGAAAGAGAACGCTCGCCGCTTGAAAGTGCGAGCAGGCGCCAATTCAGCTTGGCTCTGCCTTCGCGCTCCCGGGTCATCGTGCCTTTGCCTTGCCCGTTTGCCAGCGCATAGGCCATTTCTTGAACGCGTTTGGGGTCGGCGCGCTTGATTTCATCCAAGGGGAGGAGGGTGTCGTTTCGTGATGACGCCTCAATCTCCAAGCCGCCCTTGGTCATGTCCCACGATGCCGCGAATACGCCGGGGTCACCCCATACCGAAGAACCGACCAACTGAACCAATGACTTGCCGCTCGAGCTGTCACCTACGAGGTGAACACCTCCGCCGAGAACGCCGACTAGACTCAATAGCGGCCCAGCCAGCGCGCAGCCGATGGAAAGTGTCAGTACGGGGTTGCCGGCACACTTGGCCGCGACCTCCAGTTGCCAGGTGGCCAGGTCGCCCTTCGTCTTAAACAGGTTCTGCGTTTGGCTGCTGGCTTGGTAGCGAACCGTGTCACTCCCGATGGTGCGCCCAGGCAAAACAAACGCCCCCGACTCGTGCCAGCCGGGCCGGCTCGTGGTGACGAAAACTTCGGTTGGGCGCTGCTCGAGCAGGTACTCCATGAACTGACTGCGCTTCTTGAGGGAAATGATTACCCCCATGGAGAACAGCGCTCGCCTGGCTTCCTCGCCGCTGCCTCCGAATACCTCCATCGCAATGATCCAATCCTTCACACCGTTGTCGGTGACCATGCGGAGTAAACGGCCTTCACTACCGTCATCGCTGTTGGTTGTGCGAGCCACAACCTTGACGGGGCTGGAGATCCATTCATCAATGATGGCGCGGTCGCCACCATCGCCCTCAACGTCGTCTTGATCTGAGGCGCGCTTGAAGCCGTGCCAGTAAACGCCAGGGCGAAGCTTCCGGCCTTTCTCGTTGATTACCCATTGCTCGTACACGGCCCAGCAAGGTCGTTCAGGCGCAATGGCCGCCGCATCAGGCCGAAGGTTGATCACGTTGGTGTCAGGCTTGGCCATTTGCGAGCTTCCAGTTTGCGAGGTCGTTGAAGTCTGTGAGGTCATCGGGTACGCCTTCTGGCCATTCCGGGAACGCCACCTGGCCGCCCACGGCCGCCGCTGCAGCATTCGCCGCTTTGCGTCCTGGGTTGCCATCAGTGAACCGGTCGTCGTCGCCGGCGATAACGATTGGCTGGCCCGGGTAGCGGGAACGCAGACCCATAGCAGCCGAGATCAGGTTGCCCGCGTTCATGGCAGCGGCAACGACGTAGCCGCCGTGTTGGTGGAGACTGGCGGCCGTCGCCCACCCCTCGCAGATGCAGAGCACGGAGCCGGGCTCGATGATCCCCAGCGGGGAATAAGTGCCCTTCACGCGACCGCCGGGTAAGAAGCGCTTGGCACCATCCGGGGCGATCCTTTGCAGGTTGATCAGGAGGCCATCCAAGTACAGCGGGATAAGTAGGTCAGTTCCTCGCTGGCGCAGGCCATGAGGGCGCACTGCTTTGGCGACCAGGTACGGATGATCTGGAGCGGCGCGGCGCGCATTCCGCCACCAGTGGCCGGCCAGTTCAGCGGCCTTCTGCTGGCGCTGAAGTTGCTCGGCCTTGCGCTGGCATCGAGCTTGGTCAACTCGATCGCGAATTTGCGCGGCTTCGCGAGCGTCCACCGGCTCACGACTACACCAGGTGCTGGTAGCACCGGCCTTCCAACTGCCGAAAGCACCTGAGGCGATACCGTCCAGATACAGGACGTACCAACCATTGACAGTGCCCGGCTTGTCCTCCGGGACGCGGAACCGGTGAATGGCTCCGTCTGGCACGGGAAGCCAGTCGAGCTGCCCATAGACAGCTTGGAGCGCTTCGCGGAAAAGGATCACTGCGTCAGTCATGCGGCACCCAACGGCGGGTTGTGCCGTTCCATGATTGCGGCAAGCAACTGAACCATGCCGTCCAGGCATTCCTTGCCTAAAAGGTCTTGCTCGCGATCACGCAGCTTGATCAGATGATCCAGGCCAACCTTGATCATGCTCAGGCTGCAAGCGTCGATGTGTGGGCGCTCCTTCGCTAACACGCTCATCGTCGGATCGAACGGGATCACGGACATGGCAGTGCCTCCACGGTGATTGGCTGTGAAGGTTCTGCACCAGCGAACACCCGGGCGATTGCCCCATTGTTCATGCAGCGCCAGTAGGTCGGCTCATCCACGGATTCAACCTGGCTCGATGTCACCAGCGCTCCAGGACTACGCATAACTACGCGTCCGCATTCGGCGTCGGCCTCAGTCAGGAACGGCCCCATAAGCGGTTTCGGCGCTTTGGGGTGGGTGACGTAGAACAGCTCGGTGACTTTTTTCGGGCAAGCCGATCCCGTCAGCGCAACAAGGCGCTGTTGAAAGTTGGTCATGGTCAGGCCCTTTTGCGGGTCGCGGGAATGGTAGGTGGCGCTATCTGATCAACACGCAGAGGTGCTGGAATAAGCCCTTCGTTCGCCAGATCAGTCGAAGCTTTCCAGTCGAAGTTGTCGAAGAAGTCGCTGCCGAGTCCGGCGCCGATTGCTCCAATCAGAAAGCGATTGATCTCGCTAGCAAACCCGACCATTTGTCCGCGACTCGAATCTCGCTCCTGCTCATCGGCTGGTACTTTTCCAGAGATGTCACGCAGAATGCGGGTCAAATCGCTAGCAGCCGATCCGTTATCGGCTCCAGGGTTTACTTGGATTTCTCTCAGGTAAGCCAAATACATGAGCGCGATTTCTCGCCCTGTATCGCAGCCACCGCTATAGCCACCAGTCATGGGCACATCCCAAAAGCAAATGGAGCTGTCACTTTTGTTTTCGTGGTCGCGACCTACGAATGGGAGTTGGTGTACCCGCAGTTTGAGCGCCGGCTTGCCGCGCAACTTGCCCGACCCAGCCCGGAGTTTCTTGGGTGATTGTTTGATTGAGCGTTCAGGAGCCTGAGAGCTGATTTTGCGAGAGGTATTCATTGCGCAACCTCCAGAACTTCCAGCTTCTCTTTCAAGCTGGTTTCGCTTTCCTCTGCTGCGGCCATCGAGCTTTCCGCGATGTACTGACCAATTGCAGCGAGTGCGACAGCGTCATGTTCACTGCCATTGACAATGCTGGCTTTGATTGCTCGCATCAGGGCTCCAAGCCATTTGATGTTTTCCTTGTCGCAAGATGCTTGAAAGAGCGCTTCAGCGGCGATCTCACGAAGTTCAATTGCAGGATGCTTGGCGCTCATTGCACACCCCCGATAGTGTCGAGATCGTTCTCAAGGCGTTTGCAGACCTCATCCAAAGTGAACGCCCTGTCCTCGGCAAGGTAGTTGCCGATATCGGCAAGATCCTTGATGACCTTCATTGATCCAGGCCGGTCATTCTTTGCTTCGTGTTTGATTGCCCACATCAGGGATCGGAGCCACTCAAACTGCGCTATGTCGGACTGCAGGTCAGACAGTGCGGAATGACCAGTAATCTCAAGAGATTGCGCTTGCTTGCTCATTGATCACCGCCCTGCGTCTCGAGGACGCGAACGATGGCCATGTTGGCGTTGTAGCGATTCAAGCGGACAGCTAGGGACGAGTTTGCGCGGAGAGCGCTCAGCGCCAGGCGGCGATGAACAAGTGCGCGGATTTTGGACGGAATGAGGGCGTACATGGGTGGAGCTCCTTCTGCTGAGGAGCTGCCACGTTCCTTCCTACAGGATTGGGTGGCAGCTGTGTGCAGGGTAGGAATACCGGGGCAAAAGGAACCCGGCAGGGCCGAAGCCCTCCCACACACAGCCGCCATAAAACGATATTTCAGGCATAAAAAAACGCCTGAGACAGAGTTCTGGGCGCTGGGCGCCTTTTGCTTACTCGGGTTCCTACACCCGGCCACTGAATTTGCAGTGACAGGCGAACTGTAGTCGTCCTGATAAGGCTTGGCAAGCACTGGGAACGGCTGATGACGATTCATGCAGCTTCACCGCGGCTCTCAGCAATGCGAGCATCCAGCCAGGCCAAAACCTCTGCCTCGATCCAGACAACGCACTTAGGGCCCAGGGTGACTTGCTTGGGGAATGTGCCGGCGGCAATACGCCGATAGACCTCAGACGTCGAAAGGCTGGACAGCTCTTTGACCTGGATGATCTTGATGAACTTGCGGGACGGGGCTTGATTGGTAGCGCTTGCCATCGTCTGCGCCTCCTAGGGCGGTTTGGGTAATCGACGATGGCAATGCTGGAGAGGTATGTGGCATGTCAGGAAGGGGGGCCATGGCGTCATGTCACCCTGGCATGTAGTCAGGCCACCATGACATGTGGCCATGTCATGCGTCTGGCAGTTCGTCCGGCCTGATGAGTGTCGCCAGTTCCTTTGCTTTCCGTGGGGGCTCGTTAGTCTTCTGATACTCCAAACCTAGCTCTTCGCATATTGCATACCCAATATCTTTCTGGGTTGGCTGACGCTTGTCCGGGGTGTAGCCAGCCCAATGTTTCAAAGCTACAGCGCGCAAAGCTTCAAGCCCCTTTGTGGAATAGGGGAAGGTTGTTCCGATAAGAGTTTCAGGGAACTCCGCTTCATTGAATTGTTGAAGCGACTCGAGAAGTTTGGTTTGCGTAGCGACAAGTGCATTCAATCGCGAGAGCTCAGCTTCGTATGCTTCTTCGTTATGGGGCGAATAGTCGGTCGACGCACGCTCCCCGTTTTGTGACGAATCTGAAGCTGCGACTGTACCGAGTGGCTTCAAATCTGATCCAAGCTCAGCGAGGATTCCACCATCTTCAAAACTGACGCAGTAGCGAATCCGGTCATGCTGATTGTCGATGGAGATTTCAAGCCTACTGAGGAGGAGGGCGAGCTCAGCACCGCTGCGTTCTGGGGAGAACTCCTTAAGCGGGTTTAATTTAAGTTCGTCGATTTGTTTTTGATCCGACCAGCCCCCGTCTGGTTCGATCATCCCGCCTGCTTGCTCGATTTCAGATGGTTTGAAAAGCAAGTCGAAGCTTTTTGGTGCATCTATCCACCACGAACGCTTGGGTTTTATTTCCTTATAGTCGTACACATTGTCCACGTGTAGAGCGGGGCCGGTGAGAAAAATAGGCGAGCCTTCAGTATGTAATGCGTTCATTACCTGGCAGATACCTAAGCCATAAACCTCTCGGTGTTCGTGCTCCCCCGCTGAGGGATAGGTAAAACCTTTTAACGCTCGGCAGTCCATGAATGCGTCACAGATATGGGCATCCACCATCACCAGGAGGCAGTAGATATCTACCTCACGACCAGCAATGCGGCTCATCCAGTCCAAGGCCTGGCTTTCGGTGAGCCAGTCGAGATGTCGGTAAACGTCTTCGGGCTGATGCCATTCAAGGACTGGAGGGGTAAACGGGCTCATTGTGGGATCCGCTCGGTGTTCGGCGGCGAGACGTAGTCCGCGCTCCACTTCAAGCTGCTGCTCAATCTCTCTGATCCTGCTCTCAGGTATTGGCCAAACCTTGTCGGTATTGCCGCACCAGGTTCTTAGCTTCTGGTGTGATAGTCGATGGTGGAGTGGTTCTTTTTCGTTGTAGCCAGACTGGGCCAGCAATTCGTGGACGTTGGCTTTCAACGTTTCGACCCATTGGCTAATGTCGGCGAGACAATCCGCGTCCAGGGTGCCGGGGTATTCAGGCTGCACATTGGCCAAGATAGATGCGGCATCACCAAGCTCAAATATGGTTCTGTTGGCATATGCCTCGTACCAGCTCGCGTCGTTGTCACCGCGTAACGCCCAGGTGCTGTAGTTTTTGATTTTCTGAGTGGTCATGTTTACGCCTCCCAAGGCGCGCCCAAATACGAAAAGATGGCTGGCCGGGCGGGTGGGCACCCGCTTTTCGCTCCGTCGAGCTAGACCAGCCGAAACTGTCATGCCTTAAGTTTGATGCTGACTACTTTGTTGCCTGCACATAGAGCGTCTATTGAGTCTGCCCACGCCTGCATCATTTCTCGTCGCTGCGGCACGTAGGCGGCATGGTTGTAAGTCCCTCGGATCTCGTCCGTGTCGCCGTGGGCGAGTTGGCGCTCAATCCAATCCTTGTTGTAACCGCGACCATTCAGTTCGGTACTGAGCAAATGTCTGAAGCCGTGGCCTGTCTGGCGCCCTTCGTAGCCCATCTGGCGCAGTGCCTTGTTGACCGTATTTTCGCTCATAGGCCTTTCAGGGTTTGCCCCGGCAAAGACCAGAACGTAGCGGCCGGTTACTTCCTGAAGTTGGCGCAGGATGTCGACGGCCTGTATGGGAAGCGGCACAACATGTGGCCGGCGGGCCTTCATCCGTTCTTTGGGGATTGTCCAGGTAGCGTTATCCAGATCGAACTCAGCCCATGGCGCCCCCCGGAGCTCACCAGGTCGAACGGCGGTCAGCACCAGCAGCCTGATAGCACTTCGTGTCAGGGTATGGATGTTCGCGGCTTCGCACTTGCTCAAAAGCTCTGGCAACTCAGCGAAAGCGACATGGGGATGATGGCGGGCGGCTTTGGCTGGCGCTGCGACCACACTCAGATCGGTAGCAGGATTCGCATCAACGACGCCCTTGGCCAGGCCGTAGCGAAAGATCTGGTGAAGCCACTGGCGAATCTTGCCGGCGGCATTCAACGTGCCTCTGGCCTCGACCTTGCGAACAAGCTCCACCAGCTCAGGCCGGGTAATCGATTTAAGGGCGCGAGAACCGATGCCGGGAATCAGATCGTTCTCCAGGTACAGCTTGGCTTTGTAGGTGGTGCTTTCTGCCCAGCGCGGCGCGTTATAGGCGAACCACTCACGTGCAAGTGTTTCGAACGTGATCCCTTCGACCTTCTGCGCTTGCTTGGCGGCTTTCTTTTGTTCGCCTGGGTCGACGCCATCAATAAGCATCTGGCGGCTCTCATCGCGCATCTGGCGAGCTTTGAGCAGCGTTACAGCGGGGTAGGTGCCGAGAGCCAGCATCTTCGCGCTGCCGTTGAAGCGGTAGCGGTAGCGCCAAAGCTTTGATCCCGTAGGGGTGACTTCAAGGCATAGACCGTTGGCGTCGGTCAGGCGATAAAGCTTGTCCTTGGGCTTGGCGGTACGGATGGTGGTATCTGACAGTGGCAAAGCAGCCCCCTTGCAGGCCGCACCAGGCGGGCGTTCTGCCGGCGTGGTGTGAGTAGATTTCTAGATCGAACTGGATCTACTCACGAATCTACTCACATCTGTTTGGGCTTACAAGGGAACGGTGGGGAACCATGGAAAGCAAAAAGCCCGCACGAGGCGGGCTTCTTGTGTGCTTCCGGGTGTGCTTGGCATCACCTGGAAACGAAAGGTGGTGCCCAGAGACGGAATCGAATACATGGCTGCAGGTCAAGTATTAAAAGGGTTTTGCGTTGGTAGATATATAAATCTACTCACAAATCTACTCTCTTTCTGAAATGCGGCTCTGTTTAGACTCTGCCGGCGGTGCCCAGAATTCTATTGATTTGATCAATCAATGCCAGACGAACGGTAGGCTTGTACTTTGAGGCTAGGCGCTAATGGTTCTTGCGACGTGTGGCACTTCCACCACACTGAGGCGTTCTTGCCAGAACTGCTACAAATCTACCCTCGCTTTGGCGGAGGAGGGGGAGGGGGAGGAACTGGGCGCGAAGGAGGGTCTCGCCGTGGCAGCGGAACATCACTTTTGATATTGCGCATGGGAGGTGGCGGAGGCGGTGGCGGTTTCTGGTCGGTCATTTCTATGAACTCATGGATTGTTGTAGAGGTAGAAGGGAACGAACGAGAGAATCGCGAGCACTATAGACCAGATGACAAACTTGGACAGAAGGTCGAGCTCTGCGGTTCGGTCGTCATTGTTCAGTGAGTTTTTTGTGGCACCCATCACGTAGTAATCGGCCATTGTCTGGAAGAAAAAACTAATTGCTGCCTCCTCTCCACCCTCTCCGTAATACGCGACTAACGCTTGGCGGTGAGCTTCTAGTTTTGTCGTTGTAGGTATCGCAAGATCGGCGTTCCGAATCCGCCACGCCTTAGCGAAGTGAAAAATTCCTATCCCGACACAGATCGCGCACCAGAGGAAAAATATCCAGAAGAACACACCTGCAGTGTGTGTGGATGGAGGCGCTTTACCCAATAAATAGGACAGAAAGCTGGAGAGCGCTACCAGCATCGCCAGAGGCAGATTCAGGCGGGCGATCAGCTTTTCTTTTCGGTCGGCCTCGAAGAAATAGATCTTCTCGTACAGCTTGTAACAGTCATCATCGGCTTTCATCTGGCCTCCTTGCTATTCGCGATTCCGTCGCATAGGAAAATTTTTCTCTAAATTACCGAGATCCCGGTAGTACGGCTAGGCGACGAAAAGCGCATTTCCCTGATGACTCGCCAAGTCTCCGCATCACGTGCGATGGCGCGCCTGGCCTTTAGGTGAGGCGCCAATTTGGAAGGCGAGCCACGGATGCGAACCGCGTATTGATCGTGCACGCAGAACTCACCCATGACGATGGTTCTGAAAATCGTTTTGTTCAGGCGTAAACAGTCAACTTTAAGCCAGTCGCTACAACCTGATATTCGGTCTCAGATAGTTTATTTACAGCGCCGCCACCCTGCATTTGGTAACGCTTCAATCCGTGGGTATGCCTGATCTCGCCGCTAAGTAAGCGTTCCGTGATCACGTCTTGAAAGACCTGAATCTGGTAATCCAGATTGTCCGGCCCTACCGCGATGATTTGTCCTGCGTATTGTTCAGCCATTCTGGATTCTCCCCGAGTATGAGCAGCAACCATAGCTGCTCTTCGTCCATCCCATCCACCGCAGTTGAAAACGTGCGATGGATGCCCCGGTGGTGATGCGGGCACGAAGTTCTTGTGAGGATGAATTTGGACTCGCTCTATCGGTCGTGACCGTTTGTGACAACGCGTGACAATAGCTTTGAGGCCAGGCGGATGGAGGTTATCTACTTTGCGTGATAAGCCCACCAGTCGCTGATCGAGACCATGGGCACTGCAGCTCTGTCACGGCCGGTCATGCACGTCCATAACGTTAGCAGTCGGTCACCTTCAGAGTGGCGAGGCTCGGCGCCCTGCTTCCAACCCAACAACGTGGTGCGTGCGACTCCAATCGACTGTGCAATCGCCTGCATCGGGTGACCGGCACGTGAGATCTCCGTGATCACTTGAAACCAATCAATTGATCGCGCTGGGGTTGTCCGCCTAGTCATGGTCGCCCCACAAACGCGCGCGCGCGCGAGGGTGGAGTTCTTCCAACCGTGCCAAGGGTTTTCCCATGCCATTCAATCCGCCATCTCCAGCCATTTATTTTGTGAGCGCCGCAGTGACAGCTAGGGTTTGGATTCTGGATCCTATGCGATATTCACAGCCAAAACTCGTTGCCGATCACCCTTGAACCCCAGGTCTTACTAGGGTGTAAGCCTTTGATTGCATACCTTTCGCACAAGCCTCTTGAGGATAGGTTTCCGGTTGCTGCATTTTTAGGTTCGGATCCGCTAGGCAGCCTGAAAATAGGGGTAGGAATATTTTTTGGAATAATTTGACGTTCGTTTTGTAGTGGGGCTATGCTGCCACATCGAAACGAAGGTGCCGCCGAATGACCTCTCTATCAGACTCCGATCTCAGCGAATTGATAAAACCTTTCGAAAGACATATTTCCGAGGCCATTCTCCAAGCTTGGAGTGTTTGGCTATCTACGCCACTCAGAACTGTCTTTTGCAATCGTACTCGAGCCAATATGGTATGGGATATAGCTACCAAGGCACTTGAGGAAACACTGGATCCTCTACCTAATATTCACGTAAATCGATCTGCGAATACATGTATTTTCATGATTGGCCAGCAGCTCGCTTTTCGCTTCAAAAAGGCGGATGAGAAGGGCGTCAGCAGTAACTATCCGACTGCGATGGCTTTGGCATTCCACGATCCTGAGCAACGTGTGTTGGGTATTCCTGAAGCCGTAAAAACTGAGATCATTTATGTTCTCAATAAGCTCGAAACAGAAATTAATTTCATTAAGCTCGTTCGAAGAGATGGTGCGTCTGTAGCTTGGACTCATTCTGTATATGAACGTCATACTGCTCCAGTTGTTTCTATCGAAGCGGTTGCTCCAGAAAAGCAAGCGGATCAACAGAAAGCGGTACCGAAAAAACGGCGAGTGTCCGTCAAAAAAGAGCTTGCTGATAAGTTGGCTTCGTCCCCTGAAACCGGTAATAAAGCTACGCCTTCAACATGAATAATAGATTCAATCCGGAAATGCTCCAATTGGCTCGACAATTCCGTGGTGTTAGCCAGATAGCACTTGCCAAAGCAACCGGAATAACGCAAGGCTACTTGTCAAAAATAGAAAACGGTCTAATTGAGCCGGGAGAAGACACCTTGGAAATTTTGTCCAGGGTGTTGTCCTTTCCACAAGTGCACTTTTTCAATCAAGATAGGGTCTATGGGCTCCCTATTAGTGTTCACGCCTACAGGAAAAAAGCCAGCGTTCCTCAGAAAACGCTGGACTCCGTTCAGGCCGAAATGAACCTTCGGATGATGCACTATAGAAAGCTTTTGAGGTCTGTTGATATATCGAAGGAGTACGAACTCCCTTATCTTGATATAGAGCAGTATGGCGGTGACGCCGAAGAAATTGCATCTCTTGTTCGTAGGACTTGGATGATGCCCAACGGGCCAGTTAAAAACTTAATTGATTTCGTTGAGAGGGCTGGAGTTCTTATTTTTGTCTGCGACTTTCCAGATGGGAAGGTTGATGGGGTTACGATGGCTGTTAAAGGAATGCCCCCGTGCATATTCCTCAGCAAGAATCAGCCGGCAGACAGGATGAGGTTTTCACTGGCGCATGAGCTGGGCCACTTAATAATGCATCGGCAGCCAAGCCCTTCAATGGAGGACGAGGCAAATAAATTTGCTGCCGCGTTTCTTATGCCTTCCAAGGATATTTATTACGACCTCAAGTACGCGAGCATAAAATCGCTTGCAGCACTCAAACCAGTTTGGAAGGTGTCCATAGCGGCTCTTTTATATCGCTCGATAACTATCGGAGCAATTACGAAATCCCAAGGAGACTACATGTGGCGGCAGCTTAGTAGTATGGGGTTTCGACTAAGAGAACCATCTGAGCTTGATTTTCCGCATGAGAGTGCCGCATTGACAACTGATGTATTGGAAGTTCATATGGAGGATCTTGGGTATTCTCACGAAGAAATGATGAGTACCCTTGGGTTGGTCGCTACAGACTTTAGAAAGCTCTACCAACTAGAATCGAAACCTCGATTCCATATCGTCAAGTAGTCGAGCCCAGCCAAGCGCTGGGCTTTTCAATTTAGGTTGCTGGTTCAGGCACTGTTTCGATGTTAGCGGCCCCTAGCTTCCACAACAAAGCTTCCAGCCGTTTCCCGAAATGGTCTGCCCGATCTCTTTCCCGAGTGGCTGTAAGGGTTGCGAGCTCGAATGCTCGATCAACCTCTGCCAACTGATCAATTCCTTTTTCTAACGCTATCTCCCGATCCTCAAGCGCCCGCTGGGCCTGCCTGAGCTCGACCACCTGCCGATCCAGAGCCGCCTGCCGCGCATGTAGCGCCTCAGTGGCTGAGCGTTGAAGCTCGTCCTGTATGGCCGAAGTCTTGGCCTTCAGCAGCAGCGCCTTATAGTTTTTCGTCTGTATCCCGACGACCGCAGCGGCCAAGTCTGATCGTTCAATGGCCGGCTCAGCAGCGGCGAGCCCCTGGTAATACTGGCCAACCTTCTGATGTGAGGCCTTGGCTCCCTCGATCCCGCGAGACATCCCGAACGGCTTCCCGCACCAATGATGGAAGTCGGTCTGCATCTTGCGCAGCTTGGCGGCACCACCGAGAAAATCACGCGCAGACAGTCTCCCGTCCTTGGTCACCGGCACGACGTACGCGACAAGGTGGGGCGTCCTCTCATCCAGGTGAACGGTTGCACTGACAATGTTCGCGCCGCCGTGCCGAGCCTTCAGCCAAGCTATGGCCCGGTCGAAGTAGCCGCCTGTGTCTGGCATCGTCCCGCCATGCCGAGTGAATGCCTCGGGGCTCGCGGTGATTAGATATTCAATGCAGAGCACCGCACCCTTACGCCGGCGTTCAGGCAGCTTGGCCAAGACCGCGTTGGCAAGACCGGCTGCAGTCGATGCGCCACCAACATGCAGGTTGGGTGTGCCATTGGAGTTCGGCGTGGGCATCTCCCGAAATGTGTGCCGGCCTGATCCCAAGATCCCGACAACTGACTTCAGCTTTTTTGTTCTTAGTATCGTGTAAGGCATAACTGCCTCCCCCGTGCTGAGTGTTCTCATCTTCAGCGTGCGGGCGGAGCAAAGGCCGGCGCAAGTCACCCCAAGCGCAGCTTGTGTACTCACTACACAAACTGCGTTTGTTGTTCGCCACGTTCCGTGGAGGATCAGGTCGGCGCTCCATAATGTACCTGCGCGCTCAGCAGTCCGTTTTTTCCTTCAACTGTTTTCGTGGTGCTGCAACCCGGCAGCAGCGATCGAAAGTGGGCAGTCCCTGCGCACTACGCTCACCAATTCCAACGGTCAGCCCACTGAGCCGCTGGATATATCGAAATCATCAATTTGCTGAAGGAAGCCAGAAATGAACAACTCCAATCCCAGTATCAACTCCGCTAGCGAGTCCGAGCGATTTGCTGACGATATTGAATTCATTCGGTTGCGGGAGGTGAAGAGGATCATTGGTCTCAGTACAACCTCAATCTACGTAATGGCCAAAGAGGGCACTTTCCCTAAACAGATCAGGCTGGGCGGCAACTCCGTTGCTTGGATCAAATCCGAGGTTTTGGCATGGGCCCACGAGCGGGTAGCCGCCTCCCGAGGATATTCAGTACCGTCCGTCCCGAACGATCAGCAACCAATGAACAATCAGCGTTAGCTTGCGCCTAGCTGCATGGCCCGCTGGGTTTCTATGGGCGTGCGCGCGCGACAACGGCATGAGGAACCAACGACCGTTCAACGACCGTTGACGAATCGTTGCCACAGAAAGAGTGCTCGATGTCTTTCATCAGCTGTTGTATGAAACGTTACATCGCTGTTACCAGCATGACGGAGGAAACAAAAGACCCGCCGGAGCGGGTCTGATGTTCTGCGTGGTCAGGTTACTTTTTCAGCTCTGCGATCTTCTTGCGCTCTTCCAAAGCCTTTCGCTCCAGGTAAAGGGACAAGAGCCCTTGGCCGTTTGATTGGCCAGTTCGGCTGCGCAAAAGTACCAAGTTGAATAGGGGGGCGAGCACCAGCAGAACAACTAGAGCAATCTGCCACCCTCCACTCGGCATCCCTTCCTTACTGATTAGGAATACCACAACCCCGATCAGGGCTAGATTCAAAACGATACCGAGCGCTCGCATCATGGTTATTTTTTCCCTGTGAGAAGTCCTTTCATGAACGCAGCTGCGTCCTCCGGCTCTTCATCTCCAGCCGATATATCCCACAGGTAAGTACCTTGCCTGGTGATAGGTTTGACTGGAATGCCTAGCAGGTAGCCAGTTGCCGTTATGGCGGATTTGACCACTTGCCCTGGGTCTTTGTCACCACTTGCTGCGCCAGCGACTGCTGAGGTCAGTTGGCGGCCAGCGTTGATCGCCTGCCATGCAGGTGATAACGACCCGGCGTGACCACTCAATGCGGAGCCGATAGTGTCCCGAATGACTGGGAAGCCGGATACGCCGAAGCCAAGCGTGCTTTTCGCCATCCACGCTGCCGTGTTCTCATCCTCTTCTGGGCCCTTACCAGTAAGCAGATCACCTATGACACCCTGGAAGAACGCCAGAGCCAGCATTGACGCCGCTGCACTGGCAACGGTTCGTGTCCCCTGACGTGCTTCGAAGGCCAGGTCTCGGTTCTGGTTGTAGTAGGCGCTGAACGGTGTGTAGAACATCGTCAGCAATCGCATCGCAGCGCCCTGGTCTTTGCGTTGGATGGCTGCGATGTCCATCGCCCCGGTGCCACCCTGGGATTGCCGGACAGCCTTGTCTCCGTCCAACACTGCGGCGGCACTGTCTTTGCCTGCCGCAACAGCTTCGCGGTAAGAGGCCAGCCAGATCGCGCCGGAAATGCCCCGGTCGAGATATCCCAACAGGTTGAATGAGAAGCGCACCAGGTCGGCTTTCTTGCGAAAGTAGGCATTGCGGCCGATGAGGGCGCTCATGTTGGATTGAAGCCGCCCGTCCTCCATGTCCCAGCGTTGACGCATCGCAGGAGAGGCCTCGGTGATCATCCGGTAGGTTTCAGTTGGCGACCGCACGCCTTCAAGCAGGGAGGTGGCGAGCTCACGAGGTTTCGTATACAGCAGACCGGGTATCAGTCCCGCCGCCTGGGCCAGTAGGGTTGTTGTCGAAAGCCCCAATCCTACGATGGAAGTGTTCGTCCGTGCCGCGTCCAGGAACTGGTTAAAGTTGCCAGTCTCCGGTGGGTTACGGTCATTTGCGATGGCCCTCAACCATGGCAGGAATGCATCAGCTCCCCGCGGGCCTAGCTTGTTGATAAGCACGGCCCGAACGTATGGATCCTGCGTAAGGCGATGCGCGTCCTGCAATGCTTCCCGGTGAGTCAGGTCGTGGACATGCTGGGCCAGGCGCTGGGGGATGGCGCTTAGGTCGAGCAGCAGCGGCCCCGATACACTCTCATTGCGCTGATTCGTGAATCCGTTGCCCGGCAATGCCCCTTCGAACCCCTCGCCAAACAGCTCGCCACCGACTGCCGCCGGCGGTGCGCCCGCTCGTTTTCGGTCGTAGATGATGGGAAAGTATCCACCACGGTACTCCCCGAATGCAGTTTTAACTGGCGTTGGTTCAATGCGCGGCGGTTCAACACCAGACAAGCGTTTGTACATGGCAGCGATATCGGGCCATAGGTCGTCGAAGGAATCCCAAACCGACTGCACCAGATCCCAGTCCTGTTTATCAAGCCGGCCGAGCATGTCAGTCAGCGATGCGTCGTCGAGCTTGTTCCCTTTCAAAAGCTTGGTGCGGTTGGATGCGTTACCGGTGTTAAGCGCGTGCATGATCAGCTCACGCCGGTTGAATGATTTGCCGAGGCTTGGAATGTGGAAACGATCGGCCAGGCGTTCTGCGTTCATGCCTGCAAAGCGTTCGACTATTGAGCGAATACCAGCATTGAACACCTGACGCTCATTGGCCTGTGCCTCGGCCAGCGGGCTCCAGATCAACTGGTGCCAAGGGCCGCTGGTGTCCCTGCCATCAAGGCGGTTGATCACGTTTTCCATTCGCGTCAGCGAGGCGTCCAGGCCTTGCAGCAGACCCGTCGCTTTGTCGCCCATAGTTTCGCTGCTCTCGGAAACAGCAACCCGTCGCGCGCTTTTGGGCACATTCGTATCGAGCGCGCTGATCAGGTCAGCCCGCGCCTGTTCGTAATCGCGCTTGTCCTTGCGGTTCAGCAGCTTGTTTTTCAGCCTGGCCATATGCTCGATGTTCGACACCGCGTCGCGCAGGCCGCCAAGCTCTTCAAAGGTCAGATCCCGGTAATTGACGCGGGCGCTCTGCTCAATCAGTTGTTGTGGTATCGCGACAATGTTGCCGGCGGCTTCCTGCTCACTGACGAACTGGGCAAGGCTGCGGCGGCGTTCAGCCTGTGGGCCGCTGACCTTGCGAAACTCGTACTGATCAAGCAGCCCCTCGATCTGCTCCAAGTAGTTGGCGCCGGCTTTTCCTATTCGCTCGCGAGTGGATGATTTTTCAAAGCGGCGCATGAAGGTGTAAATCCGTTCCTCTTCCTTGCGGGCGGCAGTCGCTTCGCGGAACAGATAATGGTTCAGCAGCTCCCGTTGCTTGGCCTCGGAGGCCTCTTCCCAGCGCGACTTGGCGGCAAAGTCGAAGGCCTGGCGGTTGGCTTTACGCTCGGCGTTTAGGTACAGGTGAGGCTGGATCTCGCGGACTACCTTGTCGGCGATCACTTGGCGCGCAACAGCGTGGACGGCTTTAAGATCCGGGATACCCGAAAATGCTTCGTTGCGAAGGTTACGGCTATCGGCGTCCTGAGCGCGGCGAACTCGATTGACCTGGCGTTGAAGGCGGCCAATCGCCCGCAACTCTTCCTGGACGACCTTGGCTCGCTCGTCGTTGTTGACCGCATCGATGGCGCGATCAGCCAATGAGCCGTCATTCAACATATCGCCGTATTGCTGGCGCATGCGCGCATCAGTTTCCGCTCGAATCAGCTCTTTGCGGGGGCGAGCGCCCACCAATTCCCGCACCAGCTCATCGCCGGAGGTGTATCCGAATTGTTCGGCGATCAGGTCAGGGTGAATGCCGTCCTCGCTGGTCAGGCCACGTAAGCGCGATACCACCGGCTTGCCGTAGAGCTCTACCAGAGGGGCTCGGGCCAGCTTAGCCGGCGCCCCGATTGTCCCGTCAGTTTGCAATCCCTCACGCAGATAGTCCTGAACGCGGTAGACCGACTGCGCATCTACTTCCTTGGTGACCTCAGTCTCTAGCGCTGCTCGAGTATCATTCCACCACTTTTGCTGTTCCCGGCTTAGTTCCTTCAGCGCTTCGGCTGTCAGGCGCTCCTCGGCTGCCTGGCCGGCCTTGTCCGCTGTAGTGCGATAGGCCTCAAACTCTGCCGGCGACATCCCGGCTGCCTCTGCATCACTGAACAGGCTACGGTAGGGCGCCCGGGCAACGGCGATTTCGTCATCGGTGGCCAGAAGCCGATCAAACACACGGCGCACGTCGTCATTGAGTTGGACGTTGAGTCGGCTGGCGTCTCGGTAGATCTGGGTCAGCCACGCTTTGAAGCGTGAAAAGGCCGACTGCAGTGCTGCGCTCGGCGCCTTCCCTTCGCGTAGATACGCTTCAAACCCTCTCGCGAACTGCTCGTGGTGCTCTGTGGTGATTTCGCCACGGTCGTCGACTCCGAACCAACCCAGCAGGGTCTGATAGTCCTGCTTGATCTGATCTGGAGCATCAGCGCGCTCTGCTAAATCACCAACGACCTCGAGGTAGAAATGTCCAGTCTCGTGCAAAAAGGTCGAAAGGTTCGCGCGGTCGGTGAGCTTGATACTGAACTTGCGATCGTCTCCGAACTGGATGAAACCTTTGGAATCTCCTGAAGCCTGGTCGAATCGAACGGCATCGGTACCCAGTAACGCTTTTCGTACAGCAGCGTTATCCAAGCCGTTCAGATCGATGCCCGACTGATCGAGTGCTCGCTGCAGCTCATCCAGATTACCTCGGGCATCCTGGAGCGCCTGATTGACGTTTGCAGGAGCCGACTGCCTTTGCCCGCGCAGCTCTTTGTCCAGTGAAGCCAGCAGCATCTCAGGCGTTGCGTTGGTCGCGTTGTCGAGGTAGCCCGCTTCTGCCGCCTGAGCAGCCATGTCGTCCAGGCTGCGCCCATCCTTCCGGGCAATTCGATTACGGCCGCGGCGACCAATATCAGCATCGCGTGCCGCGAGCTCGCCGCCGTCATCACGAATCCCGCCCTTTTCCCGAATGAAGTCGACAAGGGACGGCCCGTGAATCGCCGCATCATCGGGGATATCACCGGCGCGCAGGCGATCGATCAGCAGATCCAATTGATCGGCGCCAGTGGGGCTGCGAAGAATATCGGGAATGTCCTGGCCAACGCGCAGTTGGTATTGGCTGAACAGCTCATATGGGTCTACGCCGGCGCGCTCACCCAGCGATCGGAAGGCAGACTGATAAAGAGATGCCTCTCTGTCTGCCGTCTGTGCCTCACGACCAATGCCCAGCAACTGGCCGCGCACGTCCTCAAACACTCGACGATCCGATGCGCCCACATGTTCCTGTTCGACCTGATCACGAAGGCGCTCAAGCTCCTCCGGGGCGCGTTGTTGGAACTCAGCAAGCTCCCGTAGCGTCATCGCGTCCGGGGTTGCACGAATATCCTGCTCGAGGCCGCGGTGGTGGCCATCTTTGGCAATAACCGACGCCCACTTCTCCAGCGGGATTGAGATGTCTGCACCAAGCGCCAAGGCTTCTCCGAGGGCATCGGCGTTGCCTGTCGCCGCTTTAGCGAACT